GGTGCTTTACGCTCTTTCGCCATTACAGCAAGTTAGTTACGAACTTGCCTCCCCTGTGATCATGCAACATGAGTGATCAGATTGTGGTGGGAAGTGGATGTTCTGAACCTCAGCCGCCTGTCCTAGGCTCCATGTGCGGAGTAACTGTACTAGATGAACCCGTGATCCTTATCGAAGGCAACGCGGTGGACAGTGCGTATTAGAGGGTGATTGTGGTGGATCTCTTGGGAAAGTAGCTCTGAAAGCCCGGTGGTAAGCGGCACACACTTGATGTGTGACGTATGGCCCCACTGAATGGTCCGTCTAATGTGGCACTGCCAGGGACCATGACGCGGGGTGAGACTCAGAAACTTCTGTCGTCAACCGAGCGTACATTGGGGGAGGCTTTACAGCCTCTCCTTGTTAATCTTCGGAGGGGTAAGAGCAAGTGTCCCAGGAGAAACGTCGTCATACGGCCTTCACAATCGGAGTCACGCTGGGGGAAACCTTGAGCCCTTGGTGTGACGTCTCGCAAACGCATCCATCAGCCCACCAGACCATGATGCCAGACAACCACAGAGAAGAGAAAGACGCCCAGCCAAATGTGATTATGGCTGTTCTTGATGCACCCATGCGATCGCCAGCTCGGCAACGCAATGTGGGCAATGGGCTGGAGAATGACCAGCCAGCGGTCGCAATTGCCGTAGCACCCGCGAACGACGTTGTAATAGTAGATCTGGTGCCAGCTCATGTCGAGTGCACTATTTGCTATGAAGCCCTAGGAGACGGGGTTGACCTGCCATTGACTACCCTGGCCTGTATGCACGTGTTCCACAGGCATTGTATAAGTCGGTGGCTCCAGGGTGTGCGCCAGTGTCCGCTGTGCCGCACGCCTGTTGCACTTGATGTTGATGACCGAGACGGGGTTTTGCCTGAGATGGAGCCCGTCCCTGAAGTTGCCATCAACATGCCGGACGACAACGTTGGCTGGGGGGCACCTCGACCTCCTTCCCCTCTTAACAATTCAGCCGCCGTTGGTCACCACCAGGTTGTCCCCACCATCCAGAACATCCGAGTGCCTGTTCGCATCGGATGGGTGAACCTGAAGTGGACCCTGTTAGTCACGATTCTCTGCTTGCTAATTTGCGGGGGTTTCAACCTGCCCGCATTGATTCTGGCGGTTATTTTTGGCTTTGTTCTCCGCCCCATCTGTCGGCTAGGTGTGTCAATGTGGCGGGGTTCATCGTTACGCAACGGGCTTCTTGTTCCTCGTGTCACTGCTCTGGATGCGCCTTTGACCACACAGCAGATGAACGAGCTCATGGTTGAACATTTAAATGACCCTGTTGTGGAGCTCAACCCGCCTCCCCTAGTCACTTTGACCGCTTCTGCGGACAGCGCCATCCAGCGTGCTGCCGTCTTCATGGGCCTGACGGAGCAGGTCATGACGGGCCAGCTCGTCCTCCATGGCCGTTATTCTGTCCCTGCCACTGCTGTTGATTTTCGGCCTACTAACTATATTGGCACAACGGCCAGCAGCAATATAGTCGAGGTTTGTGTGTCTCACATAGACAACATACACGACCAGACCACATCCTTGGTTTTCTGGAGCCCGGAAATGGTCGGACAATTGATGTCATCCTCGCGCTACATTCCAGCGGCTCAGAGGGCCCTTGAGCTCGGACCACGTTCTAGTCGCATTACAGACCAGCAGCTTCAGTCAACATTCTACTCAGAGATTCAGGCTGGCTCCGCGAGGGTTGCTCTCATTCGAGCAAGCTCTTCTGACATGACTGACATCCACGCCCGTTCCACTGTCCTGGATTTTCGCAGCGGGTCCCCATCTACTCCGTGTATGGCTTCGGATATCGTGCCGAAGATGGGTGCCCCCTTCCTCCTGTTCCTCGGCATGATGCTCACATCAAGCTTCGTGCAGACTTCCATGCTCGGATTGTGCGTGTACCTGTGCAAGTTAGTCTTGGGCCTGTTCTAAAAGGGATGGCACCACCAATGCCAGATCTGAGACATGGCCTGACTCTGCTCAATGGGTGCTTGGCACGATTCTGTGCAGCTCCGCCCCAGCCCAACCGTATTCTGCTGAGGGCGCTCCGCAAGCATGTGAGGTGGCGCGTGAAGTCGTGGTTCCAGCCCATCCAGCCAGGGCAGGTGCCATCCGTGGGCGAGTGGCTGGAAGGATGCCCCTACCCGGCACATCGAAAGGCTGAATTGCTGCGGTGCTGGGAGGAGTGCATGGGCCGTCTGAAGGCAAAGCATTTCAAAGTTGATTCTCATGGAAAGCGTGAGCACTACATGAAGTACAAGCACGCCCGTGGAATCAACAGCCGTTCAGACCAATTCAAGTGTGCCACCGGACCCTTCTTCAAAGCGATTGAGAGGGTTGTGTTCGCGCATCCCGCGTTCATAAAGCACACTCCGGTACGTCTCCGGCCCAGACGCATCCAGGAGATCTTAGGTGGGTTCCCTGGCCCATTTTACGAGACGGATTATTGCCAGTTCGAGAAGCACTTCACTGAGGAGGTTATGGGTGCTTTGGAAATGGTCCTGTATGAGCACATGCTGCAGCATTATCCTGCCATGCTCAAGACCATCAAGAATGCCATGATGGGTGTCAATCGGTGCGGTTATGGCAAGTTCCGCCTTGACATCCATGCGCATCGCATGTCAGGAGAAATGTGTACGTCCCTGGGCAACGGCTTCAGCAATCTCATGCTGGCCGACTTCATTGCAACACGCAAAGGTGGACGTATCACTGGGTTTGTCGAGGGTGACGACGGACTCTTTTTCTCATCCGTCCCTATTACCGTGCAGGACTTCCTTGAATTGGGATTTGAAATAAAGATCCTCCTGCATACCAATCTGCTGCACACCAGTTTCTGTGGTCTAGTCTGCTCCGAAGACCTGATCACTATGACAGACCCCCGAAAGGTTCTCATGACTTTCGGGTGGACTCACAGCTTACTCATGAATGGAGGCAAGAAGGTTAGGAATGAGCTCCTCAAGGCCAAGGCGCTTTCATTGGCGTACGAACATCCGCAGTGCCCAATACTTTCAACCCTCGCGAAGACCGTCCTCGAACGACTCAGCTGCTCCAAAGCTAGGTTTGAGCACGGCTGGTACGAACAGCACCTGATCCAGCAGGTTGTTGAATTCAAGGAGGAGACGGCCGTTCTTCTTGAACTCGGACCAAGTGAAACAGTTCGCACAGATTTTGCGGAAGTCTTCGGAATCTCCATCATGCAGCAGCTTGAGGTGGAGAGGGAGATTAGATCGTGGCACTCCGGCCCATTAGATGGACCATGGACCCTTGCTCTCTTTGGTCCGGAGTACAACGATTGTCGCGATTATGCAGAAAGGTTCACAAGCGCAACAAGGCTGAGTCCATGCCTCTAGCGCGCCACTTTGTGGCTACTCGCCTACGCATACCTTCCTGCTAGGAGTACAGAGCAAGCGGATCGTGGACTGGAAATGGGGTTATGAGGGGGGCACTGCCCGGACCAAAACGGTGCCTAACAGCTCAATACTTCCGTGCTAAACAGAATGCCGAGAGACTGCACGGATCCCACGCCCTCATGATGTACAGTCCGGTTGGTTACCGTATCCCATACCACCTGAATTGGACCAATAGTCTCACTATGCAATTCATTAAAGCGAAAGACGTCCTAAGCAAGCTTGCTGATGACCACCAAATCACCCCTGACGGAAGGGACTGGCTCACGCTTGCGCTTGACCCGTTCCATGACTTCAATCATTCCGTCGCCGGCTACCCAGACGCCGATTGCTCCCAGACGCTCGTCGGGTGCTACAATTACCAGCTGGACATCGCCGCTCCCGGAGGCGTTGCTGGAAACTGGGACGCCCATATTTACAACCTTCCACAGTCTGTCACTTGGTCTGGGCAGTGCTTTACCTTGTCCGCTGATTGGCTCAAGGCAAACCAGGCCACTCCTGCAGTTGCAGCGTTCATGGGTCTCCTCAATGTTTGGACTGGTGCAGCCGGATCCGTGCTTGCTCCAGCCATCCCAGTGGGTGCAGCCGTTGTCCAGGCTCTACCCCCGCAGGGCAACTACGATCTCTCATCCGGGGTCACTCGCGTCATTGGACTCGGATATGAGATCACAAACACGACGGCCGAGATTTATAAGCAGGGTGCACTCACTGCGTATCGCATGCCCCAACTCGGCTCGACCTATTGTATGGCCCTTAACAACACCGGTGATACTTATGCTGCCTCAGCCACCGGTGAGATGTGGAAAGAACCGCCACGCACAGTCTCAGATGCCAACCTGCTCAAAGGTACACGCACTTGGGACGCGGCGGAGGGAGTTTATGCCACTTGCCTGCAGAACTCCGTCCACAATCCTCTCAAGCAGCTCGAATCCTCCCAGATTATGTATGTGCAATCATCCACCCCTGGTGCGTCCCAGGTTGTCCGTGGCAGCATGTACACTGCTGGGGTCGCTGGATCCTCTGCTGTCGGCTTCCCGCCTAATCAGACCATGCCCTTTGACACTACGGGCGTGTTTCTCACAGGGCTCAGCAACCAGACCACACTGACCATCAAGCTCCGGGTGTACGTAGAGCGAGCACCCACGTGGTCGGAGCCCAGCCTGGCGGTACAAGCCACCCCAAGTGCAGCATATGATGTCCGTGCCCTTGAACTCTATGCTGCCGCCTGCAATGCGCTGCCTCCCGCTGTCAAGGTCGGTGAGAATGCCAAAGGAGATTGGTGGAGGATGGTAGTCAATGTTCTCAAGTCCGCAGCTGGACCCATAGGCATGGCTCTCAATCCTTTCCTTCCTGGTGCCGCTATCATAGGCGGAGGAATCCAGGCGGTGGCCGGCCAGCTCAACATGAGCCGCGGTAAATCCATCTCCAAGCAGGTATCACAGAAAGTACGAAAATCGGTGGCCAAACCTGCCGCCGTTGCGGCGCCCAACAACACGCCCCGGTGGCGTAAGAAGGATGGCGCTGCAAAGCAGTGATCCCGGACGCTTGTCCGGCCTGGGTGTGTGTGTTGTTAGTGATCATTACTCCAACACTCAGCAAGTAATTAATGATCACGCTGTAGCTTGTGCCGAAATCATAATCATAAAAACTTTTTCCCTAGTGCACTTGCCGCAGTTGCCACCTCCTTTTGTGTGTTTCTCTCGCC